CCATCTACCTTATTAGAAAGCTTAAATACTTCTGCTGCTGCTGCATCTGTCATTACTATATTATCACTATTAAGAACCAGCACACCAGACCCATCCGTTTTCTCAATTCTAATACCACTAGTTCTGCCAATTGTTACCCCGAAATAAGGAGTATCAAATTGCACTCCTCCGCCTGCTGATATTTGCCGCTTAATGCTTCCGGTATAATCTGTCTCTGATCTCTGCGCTGAATAAGAAGGAGCCGTAGACGTAGTTTTTAAACCACCTTTATAAACAGCTTTATTGGTTAAAATAATAGAATCATAAGTAGAAGCATCACGCTTTGTAATAGTGACAGCATCCCCCACCTCCAAATATGACCTACCCCTCCACTCCATAGCAAAAGGCATATAAGAAAACCCATTAAAAGCTGCGAATATAGTAGTTAACATTCCCTCTGTGACAAACGGATTATAGAAATTTAAGGTATGATCTGCGTCTCCAGTCCCTGCTGTAAGAAATTCCCCATCAGTATTATAAGTCATCTTCATAGCAGTATAAGTTTTCAATGGATTAATTTCATTAGCTCTAAAATAATCCGAAGCTAATAACGTGGTCTTTGTAGCTCCAGGAAGAAGCGTGACAAACGCTAACTCTTCATCCTTTGTAATTCGCAAGCTAGCCCCATGAGCGCTCGCAATATACCCAAGCATTTCTCTTATGGTTATTTCCTCGTCCTTATAGGGAATCATATAATCTTCATCTATCACAACGCTGTCATCCGCTGTATAATCTAGCTGCGTACAAATCTCTGCGAACACCTCTGTCATATACTCTGGATAAGTCAATTCTGAAACAAAAAGCTGCTGCGATAAGATAAGCCTATCAAAACAAGCGAATGTCCATATGCTATCTTTATACGATCTAGTATCAATATAAAAAACCCCTAATGGAACCCATTCTGTAGAGACATGTACCATTACAGGTTCTTCTTCAATTATTTGTTCTTCCCAATACCACAGACGAATAAAAGGTTCAATCTTTGCATTGGTAGGTAACGAATCCGTGGTCTTAATGCGTATTGTCAAGCGCGATGAAATGACTGTTCCAAGTGTAAGTTCTTCAGATGGAATAATACTATCCTCAATATTAAACTCAACCACTTCATCATTCGCATATTCTACATCATCTACAATAGCTTTAATTTCCATCTCTCGGTCAGACTGAGCTATTAGCTCCGCAAATTCTTCAGAAACTTCGTACATGCTCAATCCTCCCTTATTGCTGCGTCAAAACGATTTTTAACCCATTCCATTTTACATCTTCTCCATCTGTTACAGCAAACGGAGAAGGCCTATTCCCAACGTAGAAAGTCTTGGTGACGTATGTCCCATCCATTGGGTCTGGATAATAAAATGAGAAAAATACAGGACTCATAGCTTGTAGAATTGATGATATATCGGCCCAGCTAAGAAGTCCAAAGGTCATATCTATCTGTCGCTTCACCGCTATCCTATCCCGACTCAATGTACCATCCGCTGTCCTTACAGAAGAATCTGCATTATCTATATCCAGAGGAGTAACAGAAAACTCTTTTGGATATGCTGCGATTTCTACCTCATCTATCTTTAATTCCATTGCCATTGTTACCCCTCCTTTAAATAGTCAATAATGTCATTCCTGTTTGTCTATGCACCGCATTTATCGCTTTAATTGCGACACGACCTAATTCCGTTTCTCCAACCTGAAGAATGATATCCCCACTCTGTTCTTGCTTTCTCTCAGAACCTAAAGCTCCACGAACAGCATTCTCGACAATCTCTTGCAACTTGGATAAAGGGCTTATAACCTCTGGGTCTGATCTCGCATTCTTATTATCCCCAACCAAGGCTAAAGTAGGCTGCGTAACCATACCCCCATTAGCTAATCTTGGAATATGAATGCTTTCCATTGGCATAGTCCATCCCGAAATTCCTAAAGCAGATTTGGTCCAATTCCAAGCTAAAATAAGTTTATTGAATCCTTTAATAGCAAAATTCAAAAAAGACTCCAAAGCGCTCAATGCGCTATTTGCTCCAGCTCTGAATAAACTCGTAACACCATCCCACATCCCAGCGAAGAAATCATAAATGGGACTCACAACGCTCTTATAAAACCAATCTCCGGCTTCTTTCCATTTCTCCTTAATCCATTCCCAACACTTAGCTCCTGCCTCCTTAACCTTATCCCAGTGCTTCACAAGCTCATAAATTCCAAAACCTAAAAGAACGAGTGCGGCGATGACAAGTGTTATCGGAGAAGTTAACACCGCTAGCGCTGCATTAAATACCCAAGTTGCTGCTGCTGCAATTCCCATAGCTACAGAATGAATCCCTGCCGCAATAGTAGCTGCTGCCATAGCTGCGCTCGAAAGTAATACTTGCGCTGTTTGCTTCAAAAAAGCAAGCGTGCTAGCTGCAAGCGATACAACCAAATCCTTAGCATACATAGCGGTCAATGCCATAGTTTGTAATCTATCTAAGGCCTTAGCTACAGTAGCTGCATAAATAGCGGTCATTATCTTTTTAAGAGCTAAAACTACTCCACCACTCATTTCAATGAATGCAAGCAATTCTATTCCTTTCCATGCTGCAAAAAAGAGCAACACAGAAGTTGTTATCTTGTCGACAGTCGATTGATTATTAGTCATCCAAGTACCTAATTTTGTAAGCGCATCCCCGATTAAATTCAGAGTATCAACTATAAGCCCGCCCGTCCACACAGCTATTGGCTTGAGGAAATTATCCCACAACCACATGGCCAAAGGCTTGAAAGATAATAACAATGGGTTAAGTACTAAAACAGCTCCTGCTAGCGCATGAAGAAAAGCTGGAGCTGCATCCTCAATAACCCATGCCCCAAGAGGTTTAAGTATATTCTCCCAAACCCATTCTAACCCAGAAAACAATGTCTTCGTAAGAGGCGCTAGCGCTATCTTTAATTTCTCAAAACTATCTAGTAAAGGTTGAAAGTTCAATCCCTTTGTAAGCCAATCTGGAAGCTTAATCTCCGGAAGTTTAATCTCCTCAGAAGTATCTGGAATAGAAAAGTCTCCTCCGCCTCCGCCCACGTCCGAACCTCCAGAATCATCTGCTGCATCGCTCGCCTTTTGACCTAGTACATTAAGCTGGTCGAAAGTACCTAATGAACCTTTAACCGCTGCTGCTGCTTTCTTCACCTTGCTTGCTGTAGCATCCGCAGCCCCGCCCATCGAGTCAATAGCTGCCGCCCCCGATGTTGCTGCCCCAGTACCGACTCCTATAGCTTGTGCGTTGCCAAATATCATAGCTGTAAATGCTCTAAAGTACTGCGCTGCAATCTGTAATCTCGCTATAATCTTATTTATTACAGAGAGAAGTGGCGTGAGCGCATTAATAAAAGCTTGGCCCATTGTAGCCTTCATTACATTCCATTGCTCGCTCAATACTCGTGTTTCGTTTGCCCAGCTATGGGAGGTTCGTGCAAAGTCTCCCTGCGCATCTTTTGACACGCTCATAAGATAATTATACCGAAGTAAAATCTGCGACGCTTGACTCATCTTCTGGTAGCTAGTGCTTATACCCTGCGAAAGCGCATAAGCTTCTATATTCGCAACGCTCATATTAATACCAAGCTGTCTCAGAGGTTCTGTCTCCCCAGCGATACCTGCTCTAATCTTGAAAAACGCATCTTCTGCTTTAAGGTTATAAAAGGACGCCATATCAGCAGAAAGTTTCGTTATAGCAATCGACATATCCGTCATCTTTTGGCCTGTCAAACCCGAGCTTTTTAGCATAGCTCCCATTGTAGAAGTAAACTTTTTAGCTGAAAGCTCTGATAAGCCAAATTGCGTAATAGCGCTCACGGCGAAATTATTTACTTGCCCTGCCATATTGCGAAATGTCACATCAACAACATTCTGCACTTCATACAAATTAGAAGCTAATTCCACACAGCTCTTACCGAATTCCACCAGCTTTGTTATAGCAAACGTGGTTGCGATTATCACTCCTAATTTAAGAAATGCTCCCCCTACCATGCCTGTCGCTTGCTCTGATATTCCGCTAAGCTGTCTCTGAAAAGGTCCTGTATTAGTTGATAAATCTAAGTCAATTGTGCCAACGCTTGGCATCCTTTCACCCCCTTCTTATGCAAACGCTTTCTTAAGTACCTTACCCAAATTATCCATTTCTTTTTCTAAACTCTCTGGTTCCTCTGTCTTCTTTTTAGCTTGCTTTATTTGCCACTCGCGATGAATTCTGTTTTGCTCTGAATTAAACGCCTTCAACGCCTCTGGGTCTTTTTCTGCTCGAATACTCACCATATTACCAAGAGGCGTATCTGGCATCAATCCACTAACCAAAGTATAGAATTCTGTCCATGGCATATCCGCTTCATGTCTTATTCGTATTCCATATTGTTTTGCCAAGCTAGCTTCAATTAATGCCCAATCTTCTCGCAAGTCATACCAATACTCTGGGCTAGATGTTTTCTGGAAATCGGGCCTCTGCATCCTCATAACTAATATCTTGCATAGCTGCCATAATTGCTGTTGACAAAACCTTAAGACTAGATACCGACATACTAGCAACGCCTAATTCTTTTACAGCATCTTTCCCCAACGAAAGCTCTATTGCCTTCATAACGCCTTCAAATGTCTTAGTCGATACAAGCTCTTCGTACTTTATTACAACATTCAAGCCATCATTCACTATATACTCTTTGCCTTCTGCAATAATAACCGGTTTCTCTTTGCTAAGTTTACCTGAAATATCAATAATTCGCGCCATCGAAACTTCCCCTCCTCCCTTAGCTTATTCGCTCAATCATTCTACACTCTATACAACAACAGCTTCTGCTTGTCCTGCTTTCTGAGCTTTCTTCGTAGCTGTTACAACTTCTACAAGCGTAATCATATTGTTATCAATTACCGGAATATCATCTGATAATGTATAGGGTGCCCAGCCGTTTGCTGCTGTGATAACTTCATCATAATCCGGATATAGACCATTAATTTTATACCAGTATTCATTAGAACCCCCAAGCGTCGGCACAATAGTTTCAATCTGAGTAGTCAAAGCCACGCTACCATCTACGCATTCAAAAGCTAATGTTCCAAGCGTTCCACCAGAAGCTGCATATACCGGAAGTCCATCCGAAAGCACCTCAAAGTCTAAGGTATCAATCTTTACGGAATCCCCTCCAGCAGTCTGCTTCAAATCAATAACGCAGTCCATTGTAAGAACATCTCCATTTGGAAGTGTCCATTGAAGAATTGACTCGGCATCTGTCCCTGTAGCCAAAATTGTATCCGCAACATAATCGTTCCCAGTATCTCCATAATTTCTCTTTCCTTTAAATTTAAAGGCTAGTCCTTTCCCTGTTACCGCTCTGCGAATCCATCCTGCTTGGTCCATTGGAGTCCACTCTTCAGTCTTTGAAGCTATGCCAGGTTCAAATGTTTCCATATCGGCTATCGTCACAAAATTCTCTGGGGTTGTTCTTCCAAGAGTATTGATTTTAAATATATTGTTATGAACTGGATAAACTGCCATTCTCTTTACCTCCACATCAAATATTATACATCACATTTAACCTAATTGTCATTTCACAGATATTGTGTTCATCCCTGAATAAATCTATAGGACCGCTATCTAATAACCCAAAATTCTCAATCACAATACTTCCAATTGTAACTCTTCCCGCTGTCAAGAAATATTGGTAAAGCGCGTTTGCTTGCTGCTCGCATTCTTCTGTATCTTCGCTCCAATGAACTAGAATACTTAGGGGCATTACCCAGACCGAAGTATTCGCTACACCTCCCGTAGCTATAGGAAGTGGCGAACGACCCCTTGGATACAAACCTACGCATTCTGCATCATTCCTATTAATAGCTCCTGCATAAAATGTGACCCCTGAAAACTCAGCTACATTATCTAAATAATCTCGAAGGTCTGAAACGGTTAACATTGTCATCTTATGAATCCACCACCTGCCGATCTGAGAAATTGTTTATACAATTCCATAGGTCGCGCTTTCTTTGAACCTGCAAGCCAATCCTCCCACCATTCTCCACCCGCATTCGCATTCACAGACTTATTAAAATTGAATTCTGGATGGTAGTATAATCTCTGAGCATATGGAACGTTATGCGTAATTCTTACCTTCCCAGAGATAAGCTTGCTCTTATCTACATCCGTAGAAACATTTTGTAAAGTCCCTTCATCAAAGGGGATAATAGCAGCAGTAACAACCTCATGTATCATCTGCTCTGCTGTCTTGAGTACTCCTATTCTCTGAGCGCTCGATACCTTAGCAATAGCTTGTGGAAAAATGTTCACAGATACTTTCATCTAAATCAGCTCTAATTCTGTATGATTAATTGTACCATCTGAATTGCGTAATCTCTTCGCTGAATGAACTTTGTAGGTAACAGAGTTAATCACTGCACTTCCGCTAATTTTCTTAGCGCTAGGAGCTATATCACAACCAATAGAACAGGTAGCTATTAACTCCAGATACTCCCCATCTTTCCCTCTAATAGTCTTTAATTTCTCGCTAAATGTACAATACCCATCATAAGTTGCTATCACATTTGGGGCTCCCCCGCTTGTCATTCCCTCTGTAACGCTAACCACAATGGGAGTAACGTCCAGATAGGATGGATAAAACACCTTCATCAACAATCACAACTATTTGAACAGCAACTACAACATCCTGAGCTTCTTGCTCCCATAAATAACAAACCCCATTCGTTTAGATAACCTCTAGCTCGCTTTGCAAGCTGCTCTGGTATCTTCGCAAAATCTACTCGAACATCCCCACTGCTGAATCCATTTACATCAGGTTGTATTGCAAAACTCTCTTGCATTTCTAGCCAGAATTCAATCTGGGCGCACGAGGCTTGCTTTGCTGCTTCCAAATGATCTGCATTTAATATATCTATATTCTCCCTTGTTGCTCGCTTTATAAGCTCATTAGCTCGCGCTATAAGACGAGTTGTAACAAGAGCTGGAAGCGCCTCTACATCCAAGTACGCTAGTACGTCTGCTGCTTCTGCATAAGTATAATAAGCCATCAATGTTCACCCCTACTCTGCTGTAAGCATTTCAATAAGGTATGACTTCTGTTTAAACTTATCCTTATCTAGCTCTATTCCTCGATCTTTACATAAAGCATATAGTGCTTTAGGCTTCATGCTAGCATAATCTGAAATCTCCAGGACAGACTCTTGCTCTTGCAAAATATCTGGAGTCTCTGTTGCTTCTTCTGCTACCGCTACTAAAGATAAAGCTGCAATCCCCTTTGTAACCCATCGCGCTGCGACATCGCTCGGAACATTATATTCATTCCCTATCTCTTTCAAACCTTGAAAATTGGTAGTTACCAACATTGACACTAACAAAATCTTTCCCCTCCCAATTAAAGTAAATTAGGGAGCCGTAGCTCCCTAGCAATCAATAATCTAAACCATCAAGTAAGCATCTACATCCGAAGACCCATCCAGCGATGAATTAAGGTCAATCGTGTTTGACGCTAAAACCGAAGCGCTTGTTGCGACAGTAGGCTCTGTGCTTTCAACAACATTATTGAAGAACGTTTGTTTATACAAAACAGTATTGCGCTCTAGCTTATATGGCAGGCCTAGCTTCTCCCCAAACCCAATAGCAGTGGTAGCCCCAAGGCCATCATGCGGAGGAATTGTTATGCTGGTTATTGTTTTGAAAGCTTTGCTACCTGTAACTGTGGTAGCTGAATTGACGGTGAAGATTGGCAGCGTCTCGGTTATGACCTCATCATTATCATTGGTACCAGCGATTATAACTTGAACCGCTTTAATATCTCCTGCAGTACCCCCAGAAGTTGCTGTAACATTTCTTGGAACAGAAGGTTGCGTTATTCCGGTAGTAAGCACATCGTTTGCTCC